CACGGTCAGCGATACCAATGAACGCATCGGTACGGGTCTCCTCAAGGGTGGACTTGGTCCCTAGCCGTGCCTCAACCGCAGCCCGGACACGTTCGTCAGGGTGCTCAAGCAGGGCGAGAAACGCTTGATCTGTCTTACTGAAAGCATAGGCTGACTTGCCAGTGCGGGGACTGGTCTTCATCGGCGGGTCAATGCCCATCAAGTCCAGCATGGTAGCGAACTGGGGGTTACTCATAAGCAGGGTCTTGAGCGCAGCAGGATCGAACTGCTCACCCATACCGACAACACCGGCCAGTTCCTTGAGTATATCCTCCTTGCGCTGACGCACCTCACCGAGATGTTTCTCCAGCAGGGGTATGTCCAGTTCGATCTTGGGTTCAGTGTACATCCGCAGGGTCTGGTCAATCACCAACAACTCAGAGGGCGGCAGTTCCTTCTTCAGCTTCTGGAAAAGTTCGTATGTTATCTGTACGTCATTGACGCAGTAGGCAGCGTAGCGCTCCAGTTCTTCCTTAGAGAAGTCAGCGTATCGTTTACCCAGTGCGTTGATGACTTCGTCACCCTTGGCACCCAGCTTATAGTACTGAGCCAGTGCCTTGAGGCTACCGCCTACGGTCACATTATGGAGGGGCCGTGCCATCGACAGAGTATCCAGCCATAGCTTAGGCTTCACACCATAGTGCCAAGACAGGATGGCCCCATCGAAGGCAGTGTTATGGCAGAGGATCGCTGACTTGGTGAAATCGACAGCGTCGAGGAACGGCCCGATCAGGTTCTTGGGTATCCACTTGGTCGGGCCGTCGTTCTTCTTGATGCCCATCATGATCGCTTCGAACTGAGGACCACGGACGTACCGCTCAGTAGTCATTTTAGAGAGACTATACTCCCGTGAATAGTAAGTTTCGAAATCGATTGTGTAGATGTGCACCGGGGTACTCCTATGTTTTACGTCAATGAGACTAGCTTATTATACAGCCTTGTCAAGCAGACCGTAATTTTCTGCGACCAAGCGCAGGTGGTGGGGCGCACTGCCCCACACACCGAACTCTTTGTCATACTCGCGGCACAGCACACGCAGTTCCGCATCGTTCTCACGCCGTGCTTTACGGATTTCATCCTCGACTTTGAGCACTGCGACAGCGCGCTCCATCATCGCTCTCTGTGCCTCGGTCATACAGACTTACCTTCCAGCCGGTCAGCCACCAGCTTGGCATAGCCAGCGATATCCACCCAACTATCAGCATAGTCAGGGTCACCATTCACGATACGTCCGATCTGGTGGAAGATCATATCCATTGCTTCCTGTTGGTCAGGGGTAAGCACCTTTCCCCGTGCCTCTAAGAACGCACTGGTCTGATGCTTATATGTCTGAGTGATCGCTGCGTGGTTGAGGAACTTACCATAGCGTGAGCCGCGTTCGGCTAGCACTGTATCGATGCTTAGATTCTGTACATCGGCAGGCTCAACTTCTGTAAACATCTCTGCCTGTCTCTCTGCTTCGTCTAGCTCTTTGCGCCATTCCTTCTGGACCTGACTTACGTAGACAGGATGACAGCCTACGCGGTCGGCGATCTGGAACTTGTTGAGGTGCGGGAAATCGGTAAACATCCGAATGATTTTGGTTCTCTTGAACATCATAGTCCTCCTAATTTGCTCGCTGCCATGATGGCGGTTAACTTATTGGTGTCCAAAGTGGGCGCTTCCCGATCTGGTTTCGTACGCTCCACGATCTCTTTGTGTTTGTTCTTGGCGTACTCAGGCAGCAGTTCCCACAGCGGAGGCCATGCCTTCAGGGCAGGAGCCAGTGTCGAGTAAGAACTAAGCACTTTGGATACACCCTCGGTAAACTCCGATGCCTGTGTACGGATGTTAGAACAGCGTGTCCTCCACGCGACAACCTCTGCATGGAGTTCGTCCCACACAGGGTCACGATTAAGTGCGACGTAACTGTCGTAACTGCTCTTTTCCGCAGGTGCATCAGATGGCAACTGTAGCGGCCAACGCTTGTTCGTGGATAGTTTGAACCGGATGTTGACACCCTGACTACCAACGCGGGTTACCTGTATACTATTCGCTGGACTAAAGAACTCCATCGGAAGCTGCTCCATGATGGGGATATGCTTACCGAGTAGCTTCTCATAGACATAGTCACCCCAGCGTTCGCTGTTGGGGACGCTCTCCTCTGCCGCCCTGATCCGGTCGGTAAACTTACCCTTAGCATGGGCGAGGATGTCTTCTGTCAGCTGCTTAGTTATACGTACTACTGCCATTGTCGTTCTCCATATCATCATACAAATTGTCGAGGCTCTCATATGCCTGCGCCAGAAACTCATGCTTGGGGACGTCACTCTGTGCGGCACAGTCAGCCAGAAGGTACAACAGTGCGGTCACTACCGTACCCATCTCATAGCCAGAGCATACCGTACCGAGTTCGATAACGAGGGCACCAAGGCCCTCGGGTTCATCGTCATGTTCATCAATTACCATTTGATCACTTCTCCAAAGGGTGCCTTCTCAGCGCCATCGCTGACCCAAAGCACGGGGTAGTCAGGCTCCGGACCAAAGTCGGAGCAATACAGATCGGTCAGGAATATGCAGGCAACAGGCTCGATGCCATGCTCCTCAGCATAGCGGAACACTGGGCTAAACGCAGTGCCGCCACCACCATGCGGCTTGATATCCAGCACGTCACCGGGTTCATAGACCTCGGCATGAGCCACCTCGCTATCGAAGTAGACAACATGCAACTTGGCCGGACGGAAGTGCTCGAACACCTTGGTCACCTCAGCCGCTGCCTGACTGATCTGTTGTGGTGTGATTGAACCGGAACAGTCCACAGCCCACAGCATCTCACCCATGGTCTCGCCGGACACGCTGGGCAGATAGATACCCTGCGATATGAACCGCCTGTTGGGACGGGCAAAGGTCCGGCTATCGTTACGAGCCTTCTGCATGAACCGCCACATGACATCGGCCCAGTTGACCTTGGGTTGGAGTACCTCATCGACCAGACGCTGCATGTTGGCAGACAGTTTGCCCATCATCTTGGCAGCCTGTGCTGCCTGAGCGACCTGCACTTTCATCTCGGCAGCGGCCTGTGCCTGTTCAGCCGGGCCACCATCTGCATCAAGGCAGTCATCATAGGCTTCGCCGCCACCGCCACCGCTGTCATCATCCTCATCAGGCAACAGGTTATAGATGCCCTCTGTGGACCCATTGCCTGCGGCGTACAGGCTGGGATCGAGGCAGCCGCCTTGGATGAACTTGCCGATCCCTTCTCGTGTCAACAACTCGTTGATCACATAGTCAGCGGCCTTGTTCCAGCGGTTCTGGTTACGTGCACCGCGCCGGTAGTTGTGCTCCAGCATGGGGTGAAAGCACTCATGAGCCACGAGAAACTTAAGCTGTTCGTCACACAGCGGATCGATGAAAGCCGGGTTGAACTTGACATATTTGCCGTTGGTTGCCGCAGTGGAGACAGACTCGTCCAGTATGAACGGCATGTTGAGAGCGATGGTCCCGACGAAGGGATGCTCAAGGATGAGGGATGTCTTGGCCTTGGCCAGACGGCGGTTGAGGGCGGTGATGTCGCCCTCATAAGCACGTTTCTTGACTGCAACTTGCATTAGTTTGCTCCCATGAATACGGACATTGCGTCCATGATTTTGCGCGCTTCTGCTGCGGTATCCTGCCGGACATCGAAGTCATTGCGCAGTGTATCAGGGTGATGATCCAACAGCTTGCGCTCCACCGCTTGCCGCATGGATTCGAGGTTCGGGTCCTCTGTTATGTTCAGACGTGTCAGTAGGTCACATGTCTCCCTTGCATTGTCGAGCATACTGTCCCGGAATATATTCTTGGGGTCGGACAGCTTCTCGGTGATATGTTCTACATGCTTGTATAGTCTGTGCCAGCAATCGTTCATCGCCTCTTGCTGCACACTGGTCATGCGGCTTTCGAGGTCCTCTTGGATGCGGGTCAACTCATCGCTGGATAGCGCCACACGGAAGTCATTGCTGGGTACAGGCAGGATCGCCATGTCCATGTTAAACTTACCAGTGATGCTGTCCTTGCTGGGATAGTCCTTCTCATCGTACAGATCACCCAGCCAGCGCTTGGCTTCAGCTACCAGATACTCATAGTTGTCGAGGAATGTCGTGACCAGCGTCTGCCACTCGGCCTTTTCCTTGCGGAAATCCTGCATGAACTGGAGATAGTTGGCACTGGGTAGGATGCGTGTGCCGTCGATACCCCAAGGCAGGGTGTTCTTGGCGAATTTCTCACGGATCACACCGGTCTTCTGGTGCACGTTGGCCAACAGATCGTTGAGAGGAAGCAGAGACTTGTTGTAGCGTCCTGCACTGGTGCTTGCCCGGTTAATGTCAGCGACATCCTTGGTCGCTTTCTTGTCAAGTTTACGAGCCGTCCACTGTGATATGGACAGGCTGACGAGAAGGGCACGGTCATTGAGTTTCATAGTTCACACTCCACTTTTGCCCAGCAAACGCTGCCGGGTTCTGAAAACGAGATAGTCTTGGGGATACTCCATGGCTAAGGTCTCCATCCTTATCATGGCTGTTACGCGGCCACGCCCCGAATAACCGAGTTGGACGCGCCTGAGTTTGAGTTCCAAGCGCTTATGTGGCTGGTGCTCCCACAGAAACTCCAGCCACTCGCCTGCGTCTTTATGCTCAGAAAAGTACATCTTGGTGCGCCAAGGACCACTTAACAAACGCTTGTGTCGTGGTCAGGTCAGGGTCACGCCGTGCTGCTTGGCTGATCATAAGCACAGAGAACTCAGCAGGCATACGTTCGGCGTAGGTAACAGCACGGTCCATGTTGCTGTCAGTGATCCGTGCAGCAAGTGAACCAGACAGGGCATAGAGCGTAGCCGGATCGGTCGGCACGTCCGCAGTTGACGGGTTCATAAGCACAGCATCAGGGTTGGGTAACTTGCGCCATATCCGCATGAAGCCAACAAACTCAGCCGCTGCACCCTCGCCAACAGCACCCTTGAAGCACTCATACTCAGCCTC